AACCATAAGTGCTGATGGCCTGTAGTTCAGCTTCGCTCAATGAGCTTTCTTTACGACTCCACTTGCTTGTACTGTAGTCAGCATAGCCACCCTTGGTAGTCTTACTGATACGGAAGTCTAGGCCACGCTCGTAGTCGGTTGGCAATTCTTCCATTTCAGGATCCATCAAGGCGCTCTTGATAATTGTAAAGATCTGAGGACCTATGATGAATCTACGAATAGGATTCTCAGGCGTTTTATCGTCACTGAGTGGATTCTCTTTGATAAAGCCCTGGAAGATGTAACTGCGTTTCTTCCAATACTTGCGACCCATTTCTTCAAGGCTCTTGTCTTTGAACCAGCCGCGTACTTCGTTAAGAATAGGACACTGCTCGCCCCACATTTCTACACAGGGAATCTGTACAGTGGTAATCTTACTGTCCATTTCGCCCTTGACGCCGGCGAATGGTAATTTGATCATTGCACGTTCGACCCAGAAGAAAGTGTTCTTGGAGTTGCCATCGGGAAGGAAACGCACTAATGCGCTTGCGCCTTCATCCATGTTCCAGTGTGGGTAAATTGCATTGTCGCCGCCTGTGGATTGACCGCCTTTGTTCGACTCTGCGGCTTGGAGTCGTGCGCGGATTTCTGCTAAAGATGCCATAATATTGTCCTTTCATGTGCCATAATATGTGCCTAATATCATCTTGCGATGATGGATGCCTAATCATACATCCTACTAATATTGTATGATGTACTATTTAGCATGGTCAACTAGATTGAAGAAGTTTTGCTCGATTGAGCTCGTTTTGGCTGACCCCATGTTGTACGAAGTGTCTGTCGGCAATGTCACGGTCAGAACCCCAATAGGTAGCCACCGAGGGACGAGTTGGACGCCACAATCCACCAAACTTGATAAGGTCATAGTGTACTATAGCATGAGTGTGATCTAGAACGCAACGATTAAAATTTTCAATCAGCTCAAATTCAGTCATCAGTCTGCCCGTTTGATTGATTGTGTTACGATCTGCTGCGAACCAGGTTCTGTGCAAGTCGAAAAAGTCTTGTTTAGTGTAGTTGGTTACCCAATTACGCAGTTGTTGTAGAGTGTATCTGGACATGAATCTAAACGGCACAGCGTTGGTGCGTAGCGGTTCGGACCAATCTACGGTGTCAAAGTATCTTAGACCGCAGTCGTTGACATAACGCCCGAATGCCCGATCCACTCCTAGATCATCTATGTAGACCGATCTAACCGGGACATGCCAGCTAGACAGATCAGCATAGATCATCGAATCCCCATCAACACACAACCAAGACTGATCATCGAACACCAGATCCAAACTGAGTTTGACAATCTGCTGCCTAATCCAACCTGTGGTGATTTGGTCTATGGGAAAACTGCTGGCAGTATAAATTTCACATCCGCGCGACTCATACATGTCAACTGCTAATTTCCAGTACTGATTGGTGCTAGCAGGATTGATATCATCAATCACAACAGCAATATCCTGTGTGTAATTGTGGAAGGTACGAAAATGATTGATACTGGCTGCTGTGGTCAGAAGATGACCAGGATAGGTTATAAAGACTACACGCTCTGCTGCTATCAATTATTGTGCTGGTACTGGTGGTTGCGGCTGCTGTGCGGCAGGCACCTCAATGCCTAGTTGTTGTAGGCGTTGCATTACCTTGGCATCTGCCCATATGTTCGCGTTTGGATCTTGGTCGGCAACAGCATGTATGCGATCGAACAGTTCGTCGTCACCAATTAGATCGTACAATTGCTCAATGGCATTGGTAGCATCTGCACCTGCAGGCAATTCTGATGACATCATATCCTGAAGTTTGCGTTCAGCTTCAGGAGTGTCTGGCAAGTTCCAGGTGCCTTCAACTACCTGATTGGTCCAATCTTCAAACTCGGCTACTTCTTTCATGCCGCCTAGTTGTTGATCCATTAGACGACGGATCATTGGCAGTGCTTCGGTAATTCTGTCATCGATTCTGCGTTCGACAAACAGATTTTTGATTTCTTCAACAGTGCTTTCGTGTGCTTGAATGCTGGCAGGATCAAATTGATCACGTTCAACAAAATAGCCACGACGACTCATCACACGTTTGGCCTTGCGCTTGAGATCATTATAGTGGTGATGCGCCTTGTCTACCAGATCCATAGCTGATTCGTCGTATTGTTTGCCCCTGGTTGCCTGCAAGAATCTGCCTAGTGTGGCAATTTCTTTGACCACATCTGTGATATGCTGTCCAAATGGATCGTATGGTGTACCACCTTCGGCCACGTGTCTGGCCAACATTTTGCCGTGTGTGAGATTGCGGCTGGGTACTTTGAAACGCTCACCATCGGCCGTTTCCACAAAGATACTTTCAATGTGACGATAACGCTTGTCCTGCTCGTCTAAGGTTTTATCGTGTTTTATCACTAGTTTGACACGCTTGGGTTGGTCGCTGTAACTGACCTTGCGTGTGCCATAATAGCTTTCAAACAGGCCTTCTTTCATAGCAGCCATGCCTTGCATGGTATACTTGAGCCGATTAAGATTTTGCACATTGAAACGCATGCGATTGCGTTTGGCCATCATGCGCAGTTCTTGTAAGAATTCGTACCAGCGATCGCGATCTGCTTCATCCATGCTAGTGCCAATGTTGTCGCCAAAATAGATTTCAAGTTCGTTGTCTTGTGTTACCACTATAACCACTGTTCCGTAATTACGGTCATCAAAAGTAAGATCAAAGCTGTACATGACAGCATCTTGTGGATCCAATACTTCTTTACCGGTTTTGTCCAGCAGTTTGAGATCAAAATCTCTGCTGACCAGTGTGTCATGAACTTGGTTGTTTATATTGTTTACTGTTGGCATAGTTACGTATTTAACTCAAAATACTATAAAAGGCATGGGTTCTATCATGGTTTCGCTGTGATCGCGCATTTTACTGTGCAGATCGGTATGATAATTTTGTAAAACTGCCAGCATACGCATGGCCAGCAACATGCTCATAACCAAATCATCAGTTTCACCCACTTTAGCAGCATAGCTGGTGCCATGTGCTACAAATGTTTTTAGCTCTGAAATCAAGGGCGAGCTACGAATGCGCAGTCTTTTGGTTTCTACCAGGTTCTTTAATTTGGCACACGCAGTCAGTTTAGCTGTGTGCGTGGTATTGAATCCTTTTCGAAGACGTTTGGTAGCTATGCCAGGCTCACTCAAGAAGTATCCCGGTATGTTGTGCTCACCAAAGTCAGCTATACTGATCAGCGCAGCTTCACCAATAGTGTTGTTTTCTACACTGTAGTAAATATTTTTTGTGTCTTTCACAGTGCGATTGATGTAAGCGCAGATGTCATTGAGAATACGCACCTGCTCTGGTATAGTTGTTTTGTTATGACGCCATTCGGCTACCTGTTGCATACTGTTTGCTTCAATCACTTGAATAGCCGCAGGATCTCCGCCGGTGCCTAGACTGGGATCAAGAGCTATGGCATAGATGCAGTTTGGTTCTGGTTGTTTCCACCAGCGTACCTGCCCAGTCCTAAAGTCAGGATCCATGCCTTCAAGATCAATCAGCACAGTGGCGCTAATCAGTGTTTCATCATAGATGATAAACTCGCAGTCCATTTCTCTACGGAAGCGTTCTTGACCTAACTGTGCTCGTTGTTCATCGGCCCATCGATCATCACGATCAGGATGCTCACGCCAGTATGCACGGTAAGCTCTAAATCCATTGATACCAGTTTCAGTGGCGTTGCCAAACTCATCCTCCATCTTGTTAGCACCTTTCCAGATTAGGGCAAACTGATCTTCATCGGAATTAGGTGTAGATGTAATAATTGCTTTACCGCCAGTGCTTAGTGTTGGGGATATAGAAGTCCAAAACTCTTTGGCAATAGTAGGGCGTACAAATGCAAATTCATCGCAGTACAGTAATGAAATACTCATACCACGACCGGTGTTTTCTGTAGTAGTCTGACTGACTATGCGGCTTCCATTGTCAAATTCTAAACTGCCTTTGTTGTAGCTGACTGCGCCTGCTCTAATATGATCTGGGCAGTGTTCATAGGCAAATCTAATACGCTGCATGATTTCCTGTGCGCCTAGATATTTGTGTGCAGCTACTAATACTGTGCTGTCGGGTACAAACATAGCGTACCATAGTAGATATCCTGCCGCTGATGTAGACTTACCAGTCTGTCTAGGCATCATACTAATTGAAAATCTATAGTTGTGATAGGTTTCAATCAGTCGTTCTTGATATTCATAGGGTTGGTACTGTATTTCACCGCGTGTGGGATGCTGTATGTAAAAGAAGTTCTGCATAAAGTAGAACGGTCCAGTCACTGGATCGGCACAGGCAGCAAATTCTTTTAGTTGCTCTTCGGAAAAACTGAACTTAGAGTGCGGCGGTTTGATTAATACTATGTCTGTGTTAGATTTAGCCATGCAGTTATTTAACAGGCTTTTCGCCGGTTAGATACGGAAGGCTAAACCATAGTTTGAACCACTCAGGAGTTCCTGGTTCTATTTTGTGTTTCTTCATTAATTGAGCTTTTTCTGTACCAGTGACGCTCATATTCATGCCAGTGTATTCCTTGTGCTTGGGAGTATTTGCACACACACCCTTGCCAATAACACCACTGAGTTTTTTAAGTTCTTCTAGAGTCATAGTCCGTATGTTGCCCGAGTGGCGTTATAGTTCTGCTGAATTTGCTCCAGTGTCAGCACCTCGTTGTAGATGAAAACTTGCCCGATATCACCAACCCACTGATAAGCACCGACATAGGCACTGCGTCCAATCCATAACTCTTGAGAGTTGGTTATTGATCCTACCAAAGTATTAGCGACACTGTTAACTTCTGTATTGTTAACATAAAGTTTCAGTGTTGATGTATTTCTAGTAAACATAACTAGGTACCACGACCCGTTGTTGTAGTTGGTTAGCGGACTGGCAATCGCCTGGTTGGCTGCTCCAGACTGTGCAATATCGCCTACAATTTGCCCGCCGTTGTAGTAGATTCGATAGTTCCAAGGCCAACCACCTACTTGTTCCTTGCACACAGTCATTTTCAATCCGCCGGCGCTGGTTCGGAACCAACCGCCCACTGAAAAATTGTCAGACGCCAGGCTTTGATTGGTGTCTACATAACGTGCCGAAGTGTTGGGGAAATTAAAATAGGTTGTGCTGTAGGTAGGAGAGCCTACCAGAGTAGTTGCGTAGGCATTAGGACTGAGATCAGTCCAGGTTGTACCTGATCCTGGATAACTAGCAGGATCGGCAGCATTAAGATAAAGTTGTAGATCCGACGTTACTATACCAAGCGGCGCAGACGCCTGCTGTACGTTGTTAGTCAGCATCATCTGACAACCAGACATCAAACCACTCCTGTACCGTTAATCATCCATACATTGCCAGCGACGTTTAGAAGTGTGGCCATACCGTAAGTGGTTAAAATGCGGTTACCTGCGGTAGAATTGCCTGCTAGATACAGATTTACATCCGGTGCTTGTGCTATAGTGATATTACCAGTGCCGCGATTGACAACGGTTATAGCTGTGCCAACTGCCCATGATACTGAACTATTGTTAGCTATAGTAAGCACGTTAGCAGTAGCCAAGGTTGAATAGTAGTGTTTGCCAGCATCGGTAGCAGATAAAGTAGCGTCGCCCGTAAATGTAACTTGAGGTAAGTCTCTATAGCCAATGGTGTAACCGGCTGTGTTACCAACAATGTTACCGGTGATTGATAAATCTGCTGAATCACTAAAGAATAAATTGCCACCATTAGTTTCTAGTCTAATGCCGTTGCCAAACATGAACTTGTTGACTATGGCTACCTGCTCGCCGCCAAAACTGGCGCTGGGTAAGCTAATGAATCCTTCGCCCGAAGATGCTCCGTCTATCCGCAGGGGTGCGCTGTTGTCGCCATTGATGTTGCCTGGAACCTGTAGATTACCATCAACGTTAAACACCCAGGTGTTGCTGTTTGATGTTACTTGAACTTCGGCATTGGCTCCAGCATTGACTCTAAAATAACTGTTTTCTCCGCCCAGGAACAGATCAGCACTGCTGGCGTCTTGTGTACCACCTGCACGTACATGTATATGTCCAGGTGCGGTAGGGTCAATAATGAGATACTGATCGGTGCCTGTACCTACTGTAACATCTGGAACCAACTGCAACGTAGTATATCCTGCACCATCGCCTGATGAATTGGCCACGCTGTTGATCTGACTGCCATTCAACTCGGCATTGGCCGGCAAGGTAAATGTACCGTCGGCACCAAATGTCCAGGGCCAACTGTTGGCCATGATACGTGCTTGATTGTTGGCTCCGGCTGTGACTTTGAAGTGTGTGTATTCGCCGCCCAAGAACAGATCGGCATTACTGTTATCCTGGGCGCCGCCCGCGCGGATGTGTATGTGCCCAGGTGCTGTAGGATCAATAATAAGATATTGATCATTGCCTGTTAAAGTGTCATCAGGGATCAACCCTAGTGTTGTATACCCAAAACCGTCGCCGGATGAATTGCCTATCCATTGTATGCGACCAGCGTTATTGGGAGTAACACCAACTATGTTACCTTGGCTAGGCAAGTTTAGATTGCCGTCGTTAGCAAAGATCCAGCTATTGCCGCCCACTTCAATTACAGCTGGATTATACACACCTGGAGCATAATCCGGACTAGTAAATGTAAGATTACCCGATCCTGTCAGGGCCTGGTCGGTGCTGATGCTAAAGTAGCCTGCCGGGTTAGTTGCAGTGACTAGCGCCTGGTTGCCGTCTACTACAGATACAGTCCAACCTACAATGTTTCCGTAGTTACCAATGGCTACCACGTCAGGTTTGCTAGCAGCATCAAACCAAATGTAAAGATTTGCACCCGCTGATTCCCAGTGTCTTACATTAGTAACGATGTTGCCAGTGGGTGCGCCAAGACTGGTAACAATGTTACCAGGGATAGTAAGATTGCCAGTATGACCAAACGTCCAGCTGCTGGTGTTGGCGCTGACCAAGACATTGCCATTGGGGGTGTCTATGCGAACGTTACTATCACCATTTTCGATCAAGTTGCCTGGTGCAGTTGAAATATTAGTGAGCTGGCTACCATCACCGATAAAGTAGTTGGCAGAAATATTACCTGCTGTGTTTAGCGGAACATTTTGCACTATCACTTCAGTGGGCAACACGACAAGATTGTTGAAGCCACCAGCTCCAATGTTCACTCCATTGTTGCCCACCAAGGCAGAAATGTTTTCTACAGTGAAATTCAGGCTGTCAAGATTGGTGATGTTTCCTACAAGGGCACTCACGCTGTTAGCTGTGACATTGCCAGTAATCAAGATGTTTCCAGGTGCCGACAGGTTGCCGGTGGTTCCATCAAAAATCCAATTGCCTGAATTGGATTGTACCACAAAAGTCTTGTTGGTGATTTCAGCGAAGATGTCGCTGTCGGATCGTATTACTATGTCAGCATCGGTGCTTTCAATCAACATCTCTTCGGCACTCATTGTAGTGCCTGAGAAGGAGAAGTCACCGGTACTTGGAGCAATGCCAGTTAATAAACTACCATTGCCTAAGAAATAATCTGCTGTCACGTTACCAGCCACGCCTACATCATTTTCTACAAGTAAACCATCTTCGACGCTGACAAAACTACTGTCATCGCTGCGCACACGATTAATAATCAGCACATTGCCAGTAATGTTACCAGTGGTAGTAATGCTTGAAGTTGAATTAGCTGCTAGCAGTGCATCGCCATTGACCGTTAGCACATTGCCAGCACCTATGCTCAGTGGCACTGAGTTTATGTAGATTGTGTTGTTGCTAACCCATAAATCCTTCCACTGCCGAGCACTATTACCTAGGCTGTAGGTAACATTGGCACTGGGAATGATGTTAGCGTTGACCCCTGCGCCTAAGAAAGCAGCTACATTAGCATTATCATAGGTTAGGTTACCGCTGATTTCAATAGGATTGAGTATGCCATTAGCGTTGGCTACGTATACTATATAGGTATTGAGATCAACGACTAGTTCGCCGGGGCGAGCCTGTCCACTGTACTGTTGTGCAGTAAGGTCTGTGTATTTGTTGTTGACACGTTTTACACCGTCAACATCACTGAAGTCTGAATAATCGGCCATGGTCCAGTATTTATCGGTACCAGGTGTTCCTACTTAATCTGGCTTACTAGAGGTTTTGTTATTTGAGGGCGCAGTATTGGCCTGCTGATTTACTGCTTTTTGCGGAGTGACGGAAGCGGCTGTGCTGTTTGATAGCTTGATTTCTTTATACTTGCTGCTGTAAGATTTACCTAGGCGCAGCACAGCATCTCCTTAACGTACAACTACTGGCACCAGCTTTGTTTTGCCTCACCGTAGTATTCACGTGCGTAGCCGTTCTGTATCAGCATAGCACGTAGACTAACACCGTCTAAGATCATATCACCTAGCACACGACCACCAAACTTATCCCAACCATATAATATAACCTGACGCTTAAGGCTTTTAGCAACCGCATTTTTAGTAAATGCTGTTGCAGCTTGTCCACGTTGGTCTTCGCTAGGACATTGAGCTCTGAATCCTTTTTCTGGTGTGTCTACTCCATAGACTCTAACAGCAAGTTCAGGCTTTAATGGTGCTGGTAAAAATGGTGCTGAGATAACCACAGTATCACCGTCGTTAACTCTAATCACCTGTGCATCGTATGTGACACCCTGTGGCTGTTTTTGAGCTAAGGCTGTTAGTGGCAGCAATAAAAGTGTTAGTAAAACTTTTTTCATTTTAAGTCATCTCCTGCCATTCAATGCTGGCGTAAATGTCTTGATTCTGTCCAGTAGTGGCCATGGTGATCACATACTCATAGGGTACACCAGTGAATGGTTCACGTTCCAACTGATAGACAAATGAGAAACCTTCTTGTGTTGGAGCACTGGCACTTTGATTGGTGCTGTTAATAAAACTCTGTTCCACAATGTCGCCTGACACCAAGGCTGTGGGAGCTAGATTGTATTGTACTGCACTGTCAGCGGCTGAATCAACCCAAGTGCCACCACTGGTGACAGCATACTTGTAAACTCTAAACTGAAAAAAACTCTGAGCCAAAGGTACAATACTGTAGTTAATGGGCACAACTACCGCGTCCAACATAGTGGGTTTGAGTCTAATAGCTATCACAGGTACAAAACTCACATCATTGGGCAATCGTCTAGGAGTTCCTATCAAGTGTGCAGCAGCTCGCGGATTGCCCAACAACTGATAACCACCTTCTGAAATCACACTGGAGCAGATTTGCCGCAGGCTACTAGGCGATGCTGTGGTGCCAGTGTTGGTGATTTCTAGACGCAAAGGCAGTGTAGCTGTGGTGGTATAGGTTGTAGTGTTGTTGACGAATGCTGTACTGGGCACGTTGGCATGATGGAAATGATGACATTCAACGTAGTTGCCATCGATGATAAATCCTACCCGCACCGTGCCCACACCTAACCATTCAATGTCACAGAACCAGATCTGGTCCAAGGCCACATCAAGTTCAATGCCACTGGGATTACTGGCGCCACCCAATCCAGACAGTGTATCTATGTTCCAGTTGGCCTGTAGTACTCTATCTTCCACGATGGCACCTGAACTGTAGCTACGAATCACCATGTAAAGATCAGTGCCGTTGACTTCAAAGTATATGCCATTCTGAGCACCAAAATAACCCACACGCTGGCGCAGATTGACTTTGGCTTCATTCATACAGAATGACTGATAGATCAGCAGACTCTTGCCAGGTTGATAGGTAAAAGTTCTAACAGTTTCTCTAAGCACTTGATCGCCAGATGCTGTGCCCACTGAACACAAAAATGTACTGGAGTTGGCACTGTATACCACATTGGCAGTGGCACCAGTAATAGATGAACTGAACTGTTCATGATCATAATATCTAGCCTGAGTATCAAATATAGTAACAGGATTTGAAACACGCAGGCGGCCAAACGCATCTTTGAGTCCATCACCAAATGAACTTATGGCAACATTACCACCGGTGACATTGGCATTGACTGTGCCATCAACAGTGATTGATCCACCACCATCAACTATTGTGACGTTGCCGGTAATACCAGCTAGGTTGCCTGTGATTCCCACATTGCCAGATGTGATAGCTACGTTGGTATTGCCAGTAATGACCCATGGACTGGTGCCTTGGTACACAGTTACATTACCTGAACTTACTGTGACCGGAAGTGTGTTGCCTGTGATATCTACGTTGCCAAGACTACCAATGGCAACATTGCCTACACTGACATTTCCAATAATGGCAGCATTGGTACGCACAAACACCTGGCCTGTGGCTTGATCAAGCTCCAGGGCCTGCGTGATATTACGCAGGTACCAGGGTGCCACTTCAGTTGGGCTTGGAATGGCCATTATCTTGGGTATCCTTTGAACGCTTTGACTGGACTAGCAGTGTTGGTGCTAGGCAATTCTTCACTGTCAAGATCGCCTTTGTTTAGATCATGCCAATCTGCTCCTGCAGCCTGATATGCTTTCTTTAACATTTCTTGTTCTTGTCTAGTGTAAGGGCTAGCAGTTTTATGCTTGCCTACCCAACTGGTAGCTGGCATGTCAGGTACAAATGTACCGTCGGTACAGGCCACTGCCATCATTACACGATTCAACGTGTAGTCACTGTTCCATTTTTCCGCATCAGACATAAGGTTAAGGCCCACAGTAGCACTCTGTCTACGTTTGCCAATTTTGCCCTGTTTGGCTTCTTTAATAAATTCTTTTGCCCGCATTGTGTATTTAACCGTTTAGCTCTATCTGTCGCCTGTGAATACAAATCCCACATAATTTGTATTAACCAAGGCTGATCCATTCCAGTAAGCCGCTACCGTAAGCGGGTCCGATCCGTCGTAGTTACCAATACCAAATCCATTGGCAGTTTTGAAATCAGGCCCAGGTGCATTACCATCGGTTTTGCCGCCCATGACAAAAGCCCAAACTCCGTCGTCTAAGCTGAACTTATTGGTAGCATTATAACCAACGCCGACTGACTGTTGACCATTGCTGTAGTTCCAACCCATGTTGCCGGTCACATCGCTAGTGATTGTACCAGCTCCGTCAATATGGATACCGTATATTCTATTGTAGAGATTGGCAGCATTGTCTGGATAGAAAATGCTAGCTGCTGTTGTTACAACATGGCCGTTAGTGGTAACCACATTTGTATCGCTGATTTGATCGTTGGTAAAGACCCAGACCATAAGACCTTGAAAGGAGCCGCCGCCATTGAACATGGCCATGGCCATCCATTTTTTACCGTCAATTTCTGGTAGACCAAAATCTACACCGCCTTCCATGGCATAGATGCTGAGGCCACTGCTGAGAATGTTGCCTGCCGAGCTGTTATAATAAAATCCAAGTCCAGAAAATGTGTGATATCCGCTGGCACTGGCCGTGCCGGTCAACGCTTCTGAACAGGCATTTTTGCCCACGACCGCAAACACGTTGAAATGTATGTTGCTGTTGGTGATAAGGGTTTGAGCTGTGCCAAGAGAAGAAGCAGTGATACCAGAAAGACTGTTTAGACTTATGGCACACTGTCGTAATGCATTGATAATACCGCCTGGCGGTGTACCATTACCCACAACAGTGCCTCTGCCTAACGACCAACCTGGACCTATTGTGATCGCCATGTTGGCTCCTTATTGCACGCCGGCAGTGCCTGAGCTAGCTGTACCTACTTCTTGTGCAGTAAAATTTGTACCAGCAATGGTCAGTTTGTTGCCTACACCTACATACATGTCATATATGGTGCTTGCCGGAACTTGTGCGCCTTGGAAAATTGCATTAGAAAATGAAGGAGCTACGTTTACGGTCACTGTAACCGCTGTATTGCCAGTGGCTATTCTTACCTTGTCGGTATTCCATACTAGAGCTGAAACAGATGTGTAAACGTTGGCTTGTGTTGACATATTATTTTACCATTTTCTGCAGGACCAATATCGTGCTTTGTGTCTTGGTCCTGGGTTAGAGCAATTGTGTCGTGCTCTAAAAGACTTTCTGCGCTTGGGATTGGATTTTTTGATGCGCATGTTGGGATCGCCAAAGTTGACCTTGACCACATTGCCCTGTGGATTTTTGACGTAAACTTTGAACTTTTTGACATCACCTTGCATTGGTTTGCCCAATGACACTTTACGACCGCGATATTCTGCTTCGTCGATGCCTAGCATTTCTTCGTCATCGCCTTCAAAACTGATGCCATAGTTTTCGAACAATGAAAATAGTCGGTCATCTGCGGCGATCACAAAGCCATCCTCCACGTGCTCAGTGACCACGGTTTCTACTAGGCATTCTTCTCTGAGATTAACAGCGAATACATCACCCACCTGCGGTGATGAAAATTCCGCTTCTGCTTCAGTGATGTATTCTTTTAGTGTTTTCATTGCTGTTTGACTTGTTTATATAAATTCCACAGATTGCCTTCGATCTTTTTAGATTCGGCTACGTCACCAATAGGACCAAGATTGACCTGTGCTGCCTGCTTGTGTGCCAACTTGTCCATGGCCAATGGGTTATCGCCCATGTTGTTAGGGTTGACCTGTAGCTTGGGACCGTTTAGACCACCAGCAATAGTTTGTGTCATATAGTTTGTGCTGCGCATTTCTTCTTCAGGACTGTTAGCATAATCTTCGTCCATTTGTTCACATCCGCAACTGCTGCTACCACAACCTGGGCATATGTCGCTGTCGCTGCTGTCTTGGCCAATGCCGCTGAGTTTTAACAGCTGAGCCAATGCACTAGCATCATCATCGGTAGCAGTAACAGTAATACTCTTACGACCTTCGCTGCTGGTGCTGATGTTAATGTCCATGCTTTCACTGATAGCAGACTCAATGCGTGAATTGTAGGTTTCGTAGACACCTTTGCCAAACTGGATGCCGCCTTTTTTACCGCCTTTAGGTGCTTCAGTAGAAGTAGCTACTGAACCTGACGTAGTGGTTTCTTCTACTTCTTCGGCTTTCTTGTCTTTTTTCTTGGCCATCTTGGTAGCGGTAGCATACATTACTTCTTCGCCTCGCTCGCCGTAGCGTTTTTCAAAGTCACCTTTGCTTTTCTTCATTGACTTGACATACTTTTCACGCTTGCCCATTTCAGGTTTGGTTAGTTTACGCTCGTCCATTTCCTTGTTGGTTTCATCCACAGGAATCACACCGGCCAACTTGCGCTGGTAGCTGCCCTCAGGTCTGCTGTCAGTGGCAGGGGCGGTGGCCCAAACAGGTAGATTGTCGGTCTGTCCTTTTTGTATCTGTTTATATACTTTCAAAACCGTCTCGCCTCTATCTGCATTGTCGATACCAAGACGATATTCTGCTGCTCGGTCATACAAGGACATTAGTCCCTCTTTGTGTGATGCTAGACCTGGGTTGCTGTCTATCCAATCTTCAAAATGATTTCTAGCGTGAACGGTAGGATTCCACTCACCTGCAATGGCTCTACCAGCTTTTCTAGCATAACCTTTAACGGTATCCATTATACCTTCATCCGTCTTGTCATGCTTGGCACGTATCTGGGCCATTTTTTCTTTGCTTGCACCTTCACGACCGGCTTTTTGTAATGCTGCCATTCCATCTTTGCCATACTTCTTCTTGCCTAGATAGGCTTGTAGGCCGCTTTCTTCTACTGCATCTTCCGACATACCTTTGTCTCTTTTAAGTGCTGCTGGAGTATCGTCTTTACTCCAATCCCAGCTTGATTTTTGACCTGACTTGTCTAAATCTCTTGCGCCTTTAGCTACTGCTTGATTATAACCATCGGCACGTTTATTCCATAGTCTGTCAAACTTTCCTTGTGGATCCGCAGATCCATGACCTTCTTTTCCTGCTTTGGCTCTACCAAATGCCCAACCGCGCTGACCTTTAGCTTTGTCTGCATAACTGCTTAGTGTATCTGGGCTAAGTTCATTGACCTGCATCATATCACTGTCGTGGCGCTCTTGATCCATGTAGTCATTGCTGGCATTGATATAATCTAGTGCCTTGGTAATCTTGCTCTGTACCCACTCTGGCAAATCCTGATCATCATCTAAGATACTGGCCAGTTCATCTGCGGCCTGTGTCAAAGTATGCAGTTGATCCTTGGCCATATCGCCTTCTTGATCATACTCGCCTTGATCTTCAATGTCATCTGAACCTTCTGTCATTTGATGATTAATATCATTTTCTAACTGATTGGCAATCCATTCATACGGATCACCTTCGCGAGCCTTGGCAACACCGTATGGCATCTCACCGCTGCTCAAATAGTAATCATACAGTGCATCGTATAAATCGTAGCTTAGATCTTCACCGTTAAGAAAAGCACGTACATCACCACGATGTCTTGCTAGAATATCTTGTAGTTCGCCGCTGCCTTCTTTGGTCAGTAGCTTGCTCTTGCCTGTTGGGCCACGTGCGCCAATGGCACGTTTGGTGCCTTTTGGTCGTCCACGACCACGCTTTTCACCTGCGGCAGGCTGCGCACGTTTCTTCTTTTCGTTGCCCCACTCATCGTAGTCATCATCATTGCCGCTGTCGTCACGGTCACTGCGATAGCCGTACTTCTTGTGAATGTTACGTTCGCTTTCTGGATCTTTGGAGCTGGGATTCTTTTCAGCGTGTTTCTGTGCGGCCTTGATCAGGTTGATATCTAGCTCGTCGAGCTTTGCCTTGTCCTTGGCTGCTTTTTTCATTGGTTCGGTTTTGTTGCCATCTTTGTCAAGATCAATGAAGTCTGGCTTACCACCTTCTTGTACTTTTTCCATGTCGCCGTCGCCGTCTAGGTCGGCCTGCTTTTTACCAGCGGCACGTGCCTTGGCTAGATTGCCTGTAAATAGATTACCTTCATCAAAGTCGGCTTCGTCGGCTCTGCCACTACGAAATACCTTAGCGTCTGCGGCCTTGTTCATGTCGTCGGTTCTTTTTTCTGCTGCTTGACTACCAGCATCTTTGGCTTTTCTAATGTAGGCAGGAACCTTGCTTGCAGGATCTTGTGGATCTTTGACCCAACGACGCTCGTCGCCTTCGTTTAGTGGCTGGCCGACTCGATTCAAGCGTTCCAGAATGTCGTAAATATTTTCCATCTTGATTATCCTTGGGGTTGTCTGCCCGTTGCTGGTTTAGGTGGGCGTGTCAATTTAGTAAACGGGCTTTTGGTACCCATTGGTAATTCGTTAGTGGTAGTTGCAGGTGCAGTGCGTCCACCTGCAATCTCAAACTTGGCACCGTCGGCAGAATTTTGGATCACCTCTGCTGAGGCATGTGCCTTCGAAGCTGCCTTTTGTTTGGCATTTGGATTGGGAAGGTCTTTGGTCAACAGAGGTGAAACTTCGGTATCAGCCAGTTGTTGCTCCAGGCCGTCCATGTATGCTTGAGTGTTTATTCTAATTCTATTTGGGTCACCGCCCATGCTGTGCCATATAGCTGTGATCTCCTGCGGAGTTGCAGGATAGTTGAATGTGGCATCAATGATATGCACAGGCTCGTTTAGAATGCCATCAAAACCCATTGGCGATTTTTGTACCGGGGTTTTCTTTGGCTTAGTCATGCTTACTGGATCGTATTTGGCCAATGCATCTTCAAGATGCTTCAGTTGATCGCTGCTGAGTTCACCAGCAATTCTAATACGATAGTCGAAAGTTTTCTTGCTTTCTGTCAAATAATCTACAAAGGTTTTCATAGGATGTCCTCTTGACGTATTTAGCGTAGTTTAAGATTCTGAGTCAGTGCGAGGTTTCAGAATACGATCTAACAATTCATTGCGATCCAGTATAACTCCCTGTGCCGTGGGTGTCGTATCCGTACCCGAATCAAGATCTAGTCGCTGCTTACGCAATTGCAGATCAATCATCTTTAATTTTTTGTTAATTTTTGCGGTCTTGGCAGTGATAGCATGACCTAACATAGTGCCTGCTACTGCAAAAATTTCACTGGCATATCTGGAATCTACCTGCATGCCCAGATCCATAAGATTGTCAAAACTTTCCTTAGCCGAAGAGGCTAATTCATCCATTTCTTGATCGCTGGCATCTAGCCCTTTGACCGCGGGCAAGGCCAATTCAATTTTATCCAGGGTTTGGAGACTTTGTGGCAACAGTTGCAGATCAGAGCCGGATTCAACTACAGGTTCCGATGCGTCGTCGCTTTTGGTAGGTAGATCAAACAGTTCTTCAAGTTTACGGGTCATACCGTATTTATCGACGTTTTTTTGAGCCGTTTCTAAACATGTCGTCTTCGGTAATAACTCTAAATTGCAGCCCTTGTCGCTGGCACCATTTCATAGCAGCATCCCATTTGGCATAGTTTACTGCCACTATAGCCCGGTCCCGTTCTTTGGCTCGTTCGTTGATAATGCTTTGACTCTTGGGCTTGATTTCAATCACTTCAGCACGTATGCTGTTGTTGCGGTTTTTGTATACCACCAAGAAGTCGGGCACGTAGTTGGTCATTTTGCCAGTAAGCGGGTGACGATACGGTATGCTGATACTTTCACTGGCCCATTGTATGATGTTGTCGTTGCTGTCACAAAAACGCATAAAGGTATGCTCCCACCCAGAGCGATACCGAGGACTGTTTCTACCTACGTACTTTTGTGGATTAAGTGGGGTGAATAACCCCTGTGCAAATTTGCTCATATCTGCACATTGCGAGCTGCGTAATAGTTAGGAGTTACCTGAGCTTGCACACCAATCATGGTTGCCGGACTTCTAATCTCGTTTAGGTAGTAGGCAATCAAGGCAGTGACTTCCAACTGTGATTTACCTACAAAATCATCTAGCAAAACTATGGCAGGTATACCTTGTTGATCAGCAATACGAAAAACCGCATAGGTAAAATTTTGTGCGCTTTCTTTGTTTCTACTTAGATTATAAAAATACGAATACAATGTATCGTATTCGTTCACTGGTACATTCAATTCAAAGTTGTAGAAGCGATCAAAAATTCTTACTGTTTGATCTAACTGTGTTTGTGCTGTGTTGAGACTAGGAGTACTCATTATTGACCTCCACCGCCTGTGGTAGTGGTTTTCTTAGGAAAGAAAAAGCCGTTGACAGCATTTGCGCCCTGTCTAATCACACTAGGTCCGCCGCCTTTTAATACTTCTCTGGCTACCCCAATGCCTTCTTCGATTGCGGCCTGTTTTAATCCGCCTCGCTTGAAAGTTTCAAAGGTGCGACCGGCCTTGGCAATGGCACCTACCACATCGCCTTTGACCATGAGATCTTCATAGATACCTATGCCTGCATCTACCAGACCACCTTGACCCAGTATGCTGCGTGTGCCTCCAGGACGTTGCAGTGGACTTGGACCTTGATCGTAACGATTAGGATCAGCAAAGCCCTTGACAAAATCTGCTGGACGACTGCCACCTATAGCACCAGAATAATATTTTACAGTTTCGTATTCGAACTCGACCTGATTGGTCATTAGTTCATTGCTGGCATATTCATAGGTGTCATGTGTCCAACTTTTGATCATTGGATTGATCAACACATACTCGACAAATTTCTTTTGATTGAAGCCGTAAATTCTAATATCTTTGAAGAATGGGGGCTTGCCGCCCAGTGTGTCAGAGCCGGTTGTGTCCGAAAAGCTTTCGCCTATGAATCCCCAGTCATTGACATTGCCCACACGTTCATCCGAATAAGCGTCTCTGGCATTGTAGCTGAAGCCGGCCTGTCTGTTGGCATTGTTACCGCTGGTGCCATTGGTATTGGCCTGACTGTCATAGGCCTGTGTTGGATCTTTGTAGTAGTAGCTCATGTAAGCATACCACAAACTACGAATCAAATCACCACCATCGTCGTGAAATACAGCTCTAATGCCTTTGTAATTCAGTTTGGTTTGAACTATGCGTTTACGATTGTATTGATTCATGGTTTCGGTTGAAATATCGTAACGCGGCAGGTCAATTGATTTGACCAAAAGGCCAATGGTAGCGACGCCTGATGTAGCGTCACTACCAAATAAAACTTTCAACCTTGGAATTTGACCAATGTTTACATTAAAGTAAACATGATAAAGAAACTTATGACGAGGCGCCAGCTCGTAACCGTTTGTAGTAAACGTCTTGCTGGCGTGCCTGTAGTCTCTGAGAAAATCATTCCCAAAGAAGCCTTTGAGGAAGTCCTGCCCCCAAGTGGCCATGGGTTAGCCTGTGATAACTGTGCCTACCGTACGACCGACTGTGGCGCCAATGCCAGAGCCAATTGGAGTCTGGATAGCGTTATCAAAGCGCATAGTCATTGCGATAGTTACTGGACCGCTGTCACCGTAGTTTAAGTCATTCCAGTTAACACCAGACACCAAGCATCCGTACAGCTCCCAGGTTTCTAGCGCAGTAGGTGCATTAGCACCGTTACCGCCATCAAGCACTTCACAACGTGTAGTAAACTTGTAGTCGATACCTGAGGCTGCACTGGCCTGTTCCATCATGTCCATCTGTTTCTGGACCTGCTCACCTACCAAACGTGCTACTTGACCGCTGGCATCATCACGGAAGTTGACAGTGATTTCCTGCCACTCGTGTTTGCCTGCATAGTAGATCTTGCTGTTATAGATATCAATAGTCTGTGTGTCAAAAGTCACATTAGGACGAGTGAAATCCATAACCTGTTTAGTCAGTTCTGTACGTGGTGTGCTTACACCAAAGTTTTCAAATATCACTCTAAAGCGATATTTCAGTTTAGGCATGAGCAGACCCTGGGTACTAGACGATTGATCGCTAGCCAGTGGTACTGTCATTCTTGTCAAGGACGCAACTGCCATTTTTAGTCTCCTGTTCTCATCTATTTATCACTATTAAACCGGCTGGCTTGACGACGTATTGCCAGCGGCTATCTCACCCGTATTCTTGATGCGAACTGGGATGTAGATAAACTCAACTGCCTTGACAGGTTCGATAGCAATATCAACGTACAGCTCGTTACGATCAATACGTGCTGGTGTATTGTTGCTTTCGTCACAAACAACCAAGTAGTCATATATGCCGCGCTTGGCTACTAGATCATTCATTAGACCTTCAATGGTGTTCTTGATTTCGTCACGTGTTACTTGATCGTTTGGTTCAAACAAGAACTGATTACCAATTTCAGTTAGTCTACCGCGGATAAACGCAATCAGACGAGCTACATTGATACGATCAAGTGCGCTGGCCACAGCCTGTGTAGTCTTGTTACCATAGTTAACAATACCTACGCCAGGAATGAAAGTCAACGGATTTACACGGTTTTCATACAGTGTGTCACGCAGGCCAAGTCGTGTGGCAATCTGCTGGAATTCGCCTGTGGCTGCATCAATATAACCAATAGCTGATGCGTTGTCTACTGTGCCACGACGTGTACCGGCTGGTGCCAACCACGGGAATGCCACTTCATCGTTGCGCACAATTGTACGCAGTAACATATGGCTTGGTGGTTGTACCACTGTGCTGCCACTTAGATCGGTGGTCTGGCAACTTGGATAGAATACACCTAGGTATGGGCTAGCTGTGTTTAGACCATCGCCATCTGGTACGCCAAGGCCGCCTGCATCAGTTGCCCAATATGTAATTGCTGTGCCGGTGTCTTCGAGACGTAGCGGTGTATCACCAATAATAAACGCAGTGTTGTTACGCTCGTTGTTTAGAGCCACCATGTTAACCATGAGTTCTGGATACTGCGGGCAAGCAATCAAATTAAATTGACGCTGTTCTTCTCTCAGTTCGGTATTGGTGTCAATTGCCGACTTCATGGCCTGCACTACCAGGTTACGAACTGCCTTACGACCCATGAATGGGCTACCGTCGTCCTTGAGTCCGCTAACTGTCAACCAGGTATCTTTGACCGCTGGCAAGGTATCGTCTGGATAGCTAGTAGCATTAAAGTAATTGCTTTGATAGCTCTTGACGTTGAATCCGCTACGACGGCTGTTAAACAGCAGCATGCCATCTGGATATAGTGATGGGTCTGGTGCGTCAAGATCCAAGTAATCAGATGTGGTCAATGTGCTGATTGGTATGATGTCGCCGGTTACAATATCAGTTGAACCGCTGTTGTCCCAACGTGCATCAGCAAACAGAATACCGTTCTGTCCAGTGTTATCAGTGTTGTCAATTAACACCCACTGATCAACCGAATCAACGTTCTGCCAACGATAGATCATTGGATAGTTTTCTAGATCACTGGTGTCAACCCAGATGTCGCCATAAACCAATGGTGTATCATCGCTTTGTGCGGTTGGTGCAGATGCGGCACAAATTGGACCGTTTGGATCGCAACCAGTTAGGTTATAACCACGAGCGTCCAAAGTCACGTTGCGATAGCCGCGCCAGTTGGTGCCATCATGCATCATGATGTCTACTTGATCTACTGCGCTGTAGTACCAACGACGTCCATCTGCTGGGTCTTGATTTGGTTCGCTTGCGCTGGCTGTGTATGTCAATGCTACCCAGTTGCTTAGAATCAAGTTGCTGTCATTGCCGGCTCTTACACCTTCTACTGAAGTATTAAAGCCTGCGTTAGATACTGGTGTACCAAATGTGTCTTTGAGCACAATTACACCACCGCGAGAATGTATAAACTGAATAGCACCGCTAGCGGTTACTTCAGCACTGACATCAGCAACATTAGCAAGACTTACATCTGAGCAAAAATCTGCCGCTGTAGAGCCTGTTAGTGTCACTGTCACTGGTGAAGTAAGTGCAGTATTGTTTGTCTGGCTAGCTTCGATGGTAAATGTGGTACCAATTGAAAATGCCGGAGCAGTTTCGTCACCAACAATAACGGTACGACCAGCTGTGGCACGTTCAAACAACTTCAGCGTGAAAGTATTATTTTCGCTGACATCATACTGGGTGTAGGTAGTACCTGCTGGGATGTTAATACCACCGCCAGCTGGGTCAAGTGCTTTGTTAGCACTTTGATCATTTTGATAAATTGGTGCACCTTGTTCAACGAACACGCCAAGAGTTGCATCATACTTGGATACCACCATGTTAGCGCCGTTGTTGACATTGGTAATCTTGTTCCAAACAGAACCGGTTGGCTTTGGATTGGCATCAAAGCTGCTCCAACGAGGAACTGTGTAGTGTGGACTTGCCTGGAATGCAGGTGCATAGTAGGTCTGAGCTTGAACGCCCAGATCAATAAACAGGTCTTGTGTGCCAAAGTCTAGCACAATTGCACCACCATTGGCAGTTGAACCGTCGGCAGTTGCAGTGCTGTCTGCATATAGCACCAGTCTGTTGCTGACGTTAGCAGCAACAACACCTTGGATAGTTGCAGCATTGATTGCACCTACCAAACCATTCAGTGTATTGTTAGGAGCTGCTGGAACCAGTACAGTAATACCGTTGATTACAATTGCTTCGGCAGCATTCAAAGTACCAGTTACAGTGTTGGCACCAGTGATAGTAGGAATACTCAACTTCCAGGCATCGCTACCAACTAGTACCCAGGTATTGGTGCTGTCTTTGAAATATACAGGATTGTTAGAATTCAAAGTGTTGATTGCATAGTCACCAATGCTACCTACGCTGCTGCGTGGAGCAGTGCTAGGACTTGGTTCAATCTTGCTGCTGTCTGTGATTACAATAGGTGCTTTGAGTGAGAACGAGTTGGTAGTCAAGTTCCAGGCGAAAATGCCCCAGGCTGTATCTGCGGTGTTGAGCCAGAACGTGCCGTTAGGTGGAGCACCAGTTGGGCGTACCAGGCTGGCAGTCAATTCTGACAGGTCAATGTCTGCACGTTGAATATATGCACGATTGCTTATGCCCAAGGTCGAGTAGGCAGCTAGCAGGCCGTATTCGTTTAGTTCGTAACCGTTGATTGGTGTACCAGCCGAAGTCTTATAGAAGAACGGATTGCCAAATGTAGCAACCAGATCACGCTGACTGGTGATTAGATAAATGTTATTCGCATTAGCAGCCAATGTGCCTGGAGCGATGCCAGTGCCAGTGCCGTTAATTTTGTTAGCTGCGGTGGCAAGCAGAATGTAGGGAACACTATTGGTTGCCGAAGGAATATAGTTACTCTCATCGATAATAGTGACTTCTACGCCGGGTGATATCAGGGCCATGGTACAATCCTTTTATAAAGTTGTTCAACAATATTTATGTGGACCGCCCTAAATCGGGTGCTATCCGGCTCCCTTAATTAAGGTTTTGGGTGATTTTGTCTAGCACTAGATTGATTTTTTCACGTACTACGTCAATGTTGATGGTTTGCCAAAGCCCAGGATGCAAAGGTCTAGGTATAGTACCGGCACTGACCCAGGCATAGCCAAGGTGTTCGTCGTTGAGTCTGGGAGTAAACTCGCGATCAAGCACTGACAGGAAAGTATGATATTGAAACTTGCTGTCAGGACTGGTGAACATTTCTATTGGCACTAGCTTTTTGTGTCGAGGCCAAACACCCAGTTCTTCGTGGCATTCACGCTGCATGGCTTTGATCAGGGTTTCTTTGCCGCTGACCTTACCACCGGGTAGACCCCAGCTGTTGGGATTTTTAGGATCGTTTCTTAACAGATAAAGATAGCGATCTGTTTCCAAGCAGTAAAACATCACGCCTACTGCATTTACAATACCAGACTCCATCGGCCTCCCACGTACAGTCCTTCGTATGATTTTACCCACTCATTTCCGGTCCAACGATACTGTATATTTGTGTTAGAATTGGTTACATATTGAATGTCACGTTCAATTTGACCATTAAAAGATATATGCCAACTTCCGCCGTCAAATTCAATAATGTCGTTGGCCTTGGCCACGATAGGAACATTGCTGAACCACGCAGAAGGCGCAGTTAAAGCAGTATTATCAACACTGCCAAGATCTTCTGTAAGCAGATAACGCTGCCCTTTGGCGGCAGCGGGTAAGCCTGCTCCCGGACCGGATCTTCCCGGATCAATTATTGCGGTCAAAGGCGCTTGTGTGTTTTCAGGAATAGTGTCTATGTCTACATCAAATAGAATGAATCTGTCATCGCTGGGATGGTAGCTGACTGTACCTACAATTTCTGTACCGTCTTCTGTTTCCAGTCTGATTTGACTGATGCCTTCACGCAGTGTACCGTACAAGCCAACCACAGCACGCCACATAACGTTACTAGGTGGATTCTGCGGTATTAGTAAACTAAAATTAGACTCATCAATGGGCTGACTGTATTTCAATACCTGTAGCTGATTACCAATTAGCAGAGTTTGATAAGCATATGGAGTAATACGCTGACGTGTACCTAACAGCAGATCGTTGTTGGTAAGCGCATCAATAGGATCGCCGCGGCTGTTATACATGCTGGCAATAATTTTGGTAACCACACCTAGTTTTTTGACCTTGGCCGGTGGGCTAATCCAGATAGGAAGAGTGAACTTCAGACTGGCAATGTCAATAGTGTCTTCGGTGCCCTGCGGTATAGTTCGACTTGACCAGTTAACACTTTCTAGTTCTACCACGCTAAGGCTGGTCCAGTCAATGTAGTTGTCGGTGCTTTGAATTTCTAGTGCTGGATTAAACAGTGTTACAATCTGTTCTAGTAACTGCATTTTTTGATTGGTATTGCTAGTCCAGATATCCAACCCAATTTCAAGGTTGTACGGCACTGGCATCAAACGTTCAATAGTAAAGGCATTGCCTTGTGTGGTTTCATAGGTCTCAGTGGCAGTGTCATAGGTGCGCTGTCTCACTGCTATCTTGTTCACGTGATACGGTTCTTGTAGGCGGTCTCGAGCATAATTAAAGCCCGTGATATAAAATGTCATTAACGGCGTGCTAGGCAAACTGCTGGCTGAGTTCTGCTGTATAATCGTCTGTGCTTGACGACTGGCATCGCCGTACCTCACTGGCACTCTAAGTAGAGTAGGTAGACCCGTGTCAGGATCGCGGCCATATTCGACTTGAAAGTTGCTGAAGATCCTAGTAAACTGCAATAGGAATCTTCTTATTTGCTCGTCGTAAAAATAACTTTGAATTTTTATTCTCCTTGGACGAGCAATTTTTTACGAGCTTCTCGTTCTTTGCACCGGATAGAATGTGCAGCTCGCATTTCGTCTGTCCACTTTTTACTACTTTGGCCCTTTTTTGGGTGAGATTTGCCCTTCATAGCACCACCATCTCGTCGTTTCCATCCGCCAACGCTGGTCGTATCGTGGCGTAATTTTTGTGAAGCTCGCATACGCTCAATGCTTGCAGCACTGTGTGTTTTATTGCCGCCTGCTTCTCTGTTGTTGTACACAACGATGCCTTGACTTCTAAAATGATTCAACCAATAACCTTCTTTAGTGTTTAGTTCATCAATAGATTGTGCATGATCAATTACTTCCCAGACAAAAGATTCTTGGCCGTACTTTCTAATGCTGTCAAGCAAATAACTTTTTTTCCCACGGCGAGCATCAGCCAAATGTGCGTACCAACGCATTTTAGGATTTTTTTGAACTGTTTGGCCTATGTAGACTTTGCTATTCGCAATATTGGTAATCTTGTAAATATGCATCTTATACTTATGCGTCAAGATAAAAAAACTGCTGCATTATTATCCACCGTTATCGGCTCTGGGCTTTAGAATTTCACTGAGACTTTGTCTACTTGGTATAGCACCGCGATCTGTGGTTTGTACTTCTTCGGTGTTATTGACAAAGCTACTACGTAGTGTTTTATTAGCTGGCCCGTTATTTAGGTCTGTTCTCACGTTGTCTTCAATTTTGATCCAGCGACGGCCATCATATCTAAACAGTCTATTTGGAAAGAAATCCAATCGCAGTGCATAGTCGCCTTCTCTAGGTCTCAACGGGAAAGTTACACCCGGAGTCACTGGTAAGCCATTGGGAGCAATGCCGTCGCCGGTTAGATAGCCCATGGTATAACCATCTGCAACTGGTGTACCATTGTCGCTGCTGTCATTGGCCACTGTGCTGCTAGCGTTAACTCCCGGATTGCTGATATTGATACCTGTTGGTGTAACTGGTATGCCATTCTTTGTTGGCACAATGTAAAACTTGGTTGTATCGTAGCCGCTTAATGGTACTTCAACATCAGCTTGGGTAAGGATAGCATCATTGATTTCTGTGTCTTTCTTACGTGTGCTGACATTGTCGCCAATGGTTTCTGGTGTGCGTTGCTCCCAGTAAAAAGGATCGGTGATGTCTACTCCTGGTTGTACGTCACGTACGGCATAGTAATAGGTGTTGCCATAAAGCACCCAACTGCCTGCAGGATAAAAATTACCATTGTCCCAGATGGTGGCGTTTTGTACAGGCTTGTCCAGGATGCTGTTGAATTCTTGACTGTTGACCATTGGCGTGGCTTTGACACGCCAAGTGTGCGGTTGCCAAGTCTGCGTGAATCCTTCGGCCGCAAATTTTGCATCTTGAATCACATAGTATCTTGGCAGTGGCAGCGGTATAGTAGGATCTAAGGGATGGTAGTCTTTGAGGTTGGGGATTTCTAGCACATCGCCGGCCATGAGTTTGCGCCCCAAAGTGTCAATCATGTCGTTGTAATGAAACG